ATTGTATTGTTCGAGGACCGGTTTGACGACTTGGTGCATGTTGCAATGCAGAAATTTACTGCGTTGTCTAAGGATGCACCACGCCATGTCATGACTTTTGACGTCGCCGTGAAGGGCGACCCACGGCTTGAATATTTTAGGAGTATTCCCCGCAAAACTGCAGCTGGCTTTCCGTATAGCCAGACACACGGCTCAGGCAAGAAAGCATTTTTTGGTGATGGTGTGGAGTATGATCTTGAGGGTGAGGCTTGCTTGGAGTTGCGACAACGTGTCGATTATGTTATCGAATGTGCTCGTGACAATGTCCGTTTAAGCCACGTCTTCACAGATTTTCTTAAGGATGAGCTTCGACCTTACGAGAAGGTCGCGGCAGGAAAAACCCGTTTGATTTCGGCCAGTCCTTTGGATTACACCATTGCTTTTAGGATGTACTTTGGTTGTTTCATGGCTTCTGTCATGAAGCACCATATTTTCTCTGGTATGGCACCGGGTGTTTGTGTGTTTACTGAGTGGAATTCTGTCCTCATGGAAATGTCCTCAAAAGGCAGCAAGATTTGTGCTGGGGACTTTAAGGCATTTGACTGCTCTGAGCAACCCCCGCTTCATTGGGCGATATTGAGGTACATTAATAAATGGTATGATGATGGTAACGATGTAATCCGGAAGGTGTTGTGGTTAGAATTGGTACATTCTCGCCACCTAGGCGGTTTGGGTAACGATCAAAAATACATATACCAGTGGCACCATAGTCTACCCAGTGGCCACCCGTTCACCACAATTGTGAATTCCATGTACTCTCTTTGCGCGTTAGTTTACGCCGTAACGAAGACATTGGAGAAACCTTATTGTGTGTTTTGGAGTGTGGCCACGGCGTTGACATACGGTGATGACAATTTGCTTAATGCTTCTGATGAGGTTGTTGATAAATTACCTGTGGAGGTTATGGCTTCACATATGAAGAAATTGGGCCTGACCTATACGAGTGATAGTAAGGGTTCCATTTTGGAAGATTGGAGGATGGCAGACAAGGTCACGTTTCTTAAACGCGGTTTTTCTTGTTCGGACGCCAGGGTCAATGCTCCCCTTGAATTGGAGAGCTTTCTTTTTACTTTTTATTTTTGCAAAAATAAGAAGCTCGAGCGAGAAATTTTTATAGATGTCATGGAGAATGCGCTCGAGGAATTATCCATGCATGGGCAAGAACGATGCGATGAGTTTGCCCCGCGCATTTACGAGTTGCTTTCTGAGCAATGCGTACCTCGCGCGCCGTGCCAGCGAGACTCTTATTTGGAATTCATTAAGAGTCGTTCGGACAACTGGTTCTAAGATTGCAAATACGCGATCAAATGTGGAAATAATTAAGGAAGACACATTTTGATTGGACAGGGCGTTTTAGATATTCCTTTACTACTCAGTTATACAGAGAATTCCTTTGCTGCGGACCTATGAGTATAAGTCCGTTTCTATAAATTACTCGCTTCTAAAATTCAAAACCAAGAAATAACTGTTCGTGATGG